CCCACCCACACCCTTCGTCGCGGTGAGGCGCCCGTACAGGGCCAGCAGCCCGCCCACCGTGCCGGCAAGCGTCGTCATGGCCTCGGCAATCTCCGCCTGCTCCGCGCCGCCCACGTCCAGACCGGCCCGGCCGAGCAGCGGGGAGGCGATCGCGATCAGCGCGCCCCAGATGGTTTTCGACTGGTACCAGGGTTTCACATCCAGCATGTTTCTCTCCTCTTCGTTGATCATCCGTCGATGGCAATCATCGCCGCCAGCGGCAGCCCTGCCACAAGCCGCCCGAGCTGGCGCACCCGAATGCCGAGCATCGCCTGCTCCGACCCGAAATCGGCCAGTTCATCGGCTGCGGCATAGGTGAACCCCGCCTCGCCCACCTCGACCAAGCGGACCACCGCACTGCCGTTCAGGATCTCCAGCCGGTAGCGCTCCTGCGCTTCGTCGAGCGGCACCTCGCCTTCGGCCCAGGCATCAGCCTCGATCCGGCTGCGCCTGATCCACGAAATCCGCAAATCTCCCGAGACCTGCCGCACCACCCGCGCATGCACCGGCGCAAGCGGCGTCTCGGCCCGCATGCCACCGTCAAAGACAAACGGCCCGGACAGCTCCGTCACCAGCCCCATCGGTTCCAAAACCCAGTTCTGCACCGCTCCGCGCTCGGCGTTGACCAGCCCCAGCGACCGCACCGCTTCATCGAGCAGCACCACTTCGGCGCCGACAGCAGCTCCTGCCTCCGTCGCATCCTCCGTCCCGCCCAGCCCGCGCAACAGGCCGCTCAGACGCCAGCGCCCGACGGCCACTTCCTCAGCCTGGGAAAAACCGACCACTTCCCAGCCGCCATTCTGCACCTGCACGGCCAGTCGGTTCCTGCCCGACAGTACCGCCATCCGGCTTGCCGCGGCGAAGGCCCCGCCCAGAAGATCGACCACCACGGCATGGGCAGGATCGAAACGCCCCACCGGGCCCGGCATCAGCGCCTCCGCAAGCCGCCCGATCGTTGCCGGCCGGTCCAGCGTCAGCCGCAGACGATAACCCTCAGCCTCCGGCGAACTCGACACAGCAAGCCTGCGCCACGGCCGGCCAAAGGCCGCGACGCTGGCATCGCCGGCATGGCTCGCGCCCTCCAGCCGCGGCAGATCGAGGAAGCTGACAACGGGCGCAAAGCCCGCCGCCCCGCCGTCATCCGGCAAACGCTCCGGCTCGACCACCGCCACGGGTGCCGACACCTTGCCGGCAAAGGCCCGCAGCGTCAGCCGCCGCTCGAAACCCTCGTCTATCCCTTGCACCAGAAACCGCCCTTCGGGCCCGTCCGGAAACCGCAGCACATCCCCCGGCTCGACCGCAATCTCCGGTGGCCCCAGCGCCAGTTGCAAGGTCCGCCGTGCCAGCCGATTTTCGCGCAGCCAGCCTTCGGCAGCAGCGAGTGCCGTCTCTTCCGGCATCGCGGCCGGCAGATCGCGGGCAAGCTGGCGTTCGGTCGCCGCCTCGACCCTGCGCGAACGCACGCTCGCCTCGACATAGTCAGCAGCCGGATCGTAGAAGGTCACCAGTGCTTCCGAGGCGAAGTCGCTGTCATGACCGCGCGTCTCGCTCCAGAGAGCCTGATCGGGCAGGTCGGCCAGAACCGTGATCTCGCGAGCCGGCAGGCTTGCCGTCGGTCGTGTGCGAAATTTCAGCCGCCCGCCGTCCTCGATCACGTCGATCTGGAACAGCTCGATCAGCGGCTCGACCAGATCGCGCGCCGAGGTGAGATCCCCCTTGACGTAGCCGCCCAGATCGCCCGCCACTTCCGAGACATCGAAATCCTCAAAGTCGTGATCCCTTAGGATCGCGGCGATGGTGTCGGCCAGTGTCGCCGTGCCCAGCCGCCCGTTCAGCCAATGCCCGGTGCGCCAGTTCAGCCCGTCTGCCCAGAGCCCCGAATTCTGCGGAAAGGCCGGATAGGGCCGCGCATCCCAGGTCCAGACGAAGATGCCGGCCGGATCGACCATGCCGTGGGGCGCCTCCCCTCCGTTCCAGTGGTCGAGATGTGTCTCGAGAAAGCGCCGCTGCTGGCTGTCGCTGCGCGCACCGGCCGAAAAATACGGCCGGCCGCTCTCCACTGACTTGGCATCGACAAAGACATTCGGCTGGTTCGCTCCCTTGTCGACCGCCCCGCAGCCGAGTTCGGTAAACCAGAAGGGTTTCATTTGGGGAGCCCATGCCGTCGGGCTCACCTGCTCCATGCCGCCGATCCTGTTGTAATGGCGGTTGCCCCACCAGCTTTCGAGATCCTTGAAGCGATAGATCCAGGGTTTGCCATAAACGCCGTCGGTGATCGGCGTCCGAAGTCGCGCCTGCCGGTCTGCCTCACTGGCATAGAACCAGTCGAAGCCTTCTCCCGCCGTCAGCATGCGACCAAAGCCGGAGGCGTCATCGGTCCCTGCGAACCCGTCAGGGCTCGTCCCCTCCAGATCCTCATCGCGCCAATCGGCCAGCGGCATGTAGTTGTCGATACCCACGGCCGAGATATCAGGGCTCGACCAGACCGGGTCGAGATGGAAGAACACATCCCCCGATCCATCCGCCGGTTGATGGCCGAAATATTCGCTCCAGTCTGCCCCATAGGAAATCGCCGTGGATGACCCCAGAATGCCGCGGATCTCGCCCGCCAGTGACACCAGCGCCTCGACGAAGGGAAAGGCATTCATCCCGTCGCGCAGCGTCGTCAGCCCCTTGAGTTCCGAACCCAGCAGAAACCCGTCCACCCCGCCGGCCGACGCCGCCAGCGCCGCATAATGGCGGACGAATCGCCGGTAGCCCTCGCTGCGCGTGACGAATGTCGAGATCTGCGCCCGCGCCGAGGCCGTCTTGTCGGCACTGGCCGGATAAGCGGTGATCCGCCCCCGCCACGGATAGGCCGGTTGTTCCTCATCTCCATGGGGATCGGGCAGACCATTGCCTGCGGGAATATCCATCAGAACAAAGGGATAGAGCGTCACCTTCAAGCCGCGCGCCCGCAAATCCCGGATGGCCTCGGTCACGCTTTGATCATCAGGCGATCCGCCATAGGCCGGCCCGCCGGCATGGCGCGACACGAGGTAAGCCTCCCCGCGCGACATTCCCGCCACGCTCCAGGGCCGGCTCTCCTCGCGACGATACCCCACCTCGACGCCGGGCAGCACCCGGCAATTGCCGGCCCTCAGATCCGTGCCGAACCAGGCGACAACAAGCGCCACGCTCTCCAGATTGGGGCAAAGCGCCTGCAGCTCGTCGAGCGAGGCCTGCCAGTCGGTCGTCGCCACCAGCGTGTTGCGATTGAGCCAGCGCTTCTCACCCTCGCGCGGGGCATCCGAGACGCGCGCGGTGGCATAGCCATGCTCGGTCGCGCCGGGAATGATCGTCACCGCTCTGATCTTCTCCTCCAGCGTCCCCACCGGCCGGATCACCTCGAACTGCAACAGCGGAATGCGATTGCCGAAATCGTCGAGTGGCAGCCGCTCGAAGACCACATAGGCCAGCCCGCGATAGGCCGGCGTCCGGCCTGCGCCCTGCTTGGCCGCGATCAGCGGGTCGGGCGGCTGGCTCTCCGTGCCGCGATAGACGCGCATCTCGATTTCGGTCGTGTCGAGCTCGCGCCCGTCGACCCAGACGCGCCGCACGCCCGCAATCGGCCCCTCGCAGAGCCCAAGCGCCAGATTGGCATAATAGCGATAGGTCGTCGTGCGCGTTCCGCCGGAGGATTTTCCGCCCGTCCGTTCGGTCACGGTCTCCTCTTCGAAACGCGTTGCCCAGATCAGCGTGCCGCCAAGCCTCGCCGTGCCATAGAGCTTGGGGATCGCGGTCCCCTCGGTCGCACCGGCAAGCCGCGCCGAAGAGAGCCGCGCCCCGTTGACCTCACGGGTGCCCCCCAGAAGGCTGCGGTCGATCATGCTCCCGGCAAGCGCCCCCGCCGCCCGCCCGAGGATCGCGCCCACCGGCCCGAAGACCGAGCCGAGTGCCGCCCCTGCCGCCTGCAGAACAATGGTCGCCATCAGCTGGTCCTCTCCGGAAATCGATAGATGCCGGCAATCCGGCGCCGCCATCCCGGCACCAGCGCCGAAAGCGTGACTGCCGATTGCTCATAGGCATGGATGAAGGCGTCGGGCCGCGGATCATGCCCATCGAGGCCCGGGCCTGCGCCAATTCGCTCGTGATGCGAGACGCCGGACGGTCGTTCAGCCGGCATCAGCGCCAGAATTCCCGCATGTTTCGCCGCCAGATGCGGCCGAAACCGGAACAGCACCAGATCGCCGGACACGCTCTCGGCGAATGACGGCACACTGGAGAAATGCCGTTCCGCAGCGCGAACCAGCCGCTCCTCGCCGGCCCTTTCGGCCCAATCAGGCGCATAGGCCGGCACGGGTTCCGGTTCTTGCCCATAAAGCTCCCGCCAGATCCCCCGGATCAGTCCCAAACAATCGCAGCCCACGCCCCGCACCGCCCCCTGGTGCCGATAGGGCGTGCCGATCCATGTCCGGGCGATCGCCAGGACCTCTGCATTGACGGACATGGGCGTGCTCCGGTGCGGAGGTGACGATTGCGGAGCGACGGGTTTGGAATTGACGCCGCAGGGATCGGGCAAGGGAGTTCAGGGCGGCAGAAAGGGCCTGCCTCATGCATACAGCACGCCGCCGTCATGGGTGCTGTCGCCGCTCACATAGGAATAGGCGAAATCGCTGCCCGGCATGTGCGGAAACCCACGAAAATTCAACTGATTGGCAAATTTCATTCGACAGGTGGAAAAACTCTTGTCGCAGCCCACTGTCAGCGTCACCGCGTCTCCCGGCGACGGCCTTGCCTCAAGCGGCAGCCAGAGCCGGAGCGTCGCCATGCCACCTGCCACCGCTTCGCTCTCCTCGATCGCCAGACGCCTGCCCGAAAGCAGTCCCGCATGGAAGCGCACGCCCCCCAGCCGGAAATGCCCCTCCGCCAAAGCCGGCAGACCCGATACCGTCAGCCGATCGGCCGACAGCACCTGCGCCACGACCCCCGTCACCTGCCGGTTCTCCACAGCCATATCCACCCGGCAGCGGCCATCGCCCAGATCGGCATCGCAGCGGCGGTTGTAGATCCGCCCCTCCGGCTGCTGCAGGCGATGGGCAAAGCTTCTGAGCTCCGCCGAAAATCCCGGCCCCGCCCGGCTTACCTCGCCGATCTCCTGCATCGCGAGGAGCGCATGCTGGTTTTCCGCCGCCTGCCAGTTAACGAGAAAGACTTCGACCCGCGCCCCATCATACCGTCCGGCGGCGAGATCCTCTTCCGTGATCGCATCGCTCGAAAACCCGCCGCGCACTTCGGCACCGGGTGCCGCCAACCCACGGCCGGCGCTCGCCTCCGTCGCCGCAAAGCCCGTACCCGGTTCGAACACCGTGCCGTCGAAGGAAAGCACCTGGTCGTGCTCGGTAAAGCCAAGCTTAAAACCGTCGCGGCAGGTCACCCGCCATGCCCGGCAGAGAGTCGTCTCGCCCGTCGCCACATGCGCGGCCAAAGCGTCCGGGAGCCGTTTCATGGCATCACCTCGATCAGCGGAATGGCGGGAATGCGCCCGGCGCGGAAGGCTTCGAGATCGATCTCGATCCGGTCGGTGTCGAAACGAACGGGCACGTCATAATCGAAGCCCGCCCGGATTTCGGCGCCTGCCTGCGGCACATGTCCGCCTGCAAAGACGACGATGCCGCTCGTCACATCGCAGGTGAAACCCTCCGTCTGCTCCACCCCGTCGAGCGCAATCCGCACCGAACCGGCCACCGGCTTGGCCACAGGCCGCCGCTCGATTGCCGCACCGTCGCCATAGGCCTTCACGAGCTGGAAGGTCGCCGTTTCTCCGTCGCCTGTCCCGATCCACTGATCGAGCGACGTTGCGCCCTCGCCCGGCCGCGCGGAGGAACAATCCACCGGATCGCGAAAGCGAAACCCATGCAATTGCCCGCCCCGCGCCTCGAAGAATTCCAGCACCGTGTAGAGATCCGCGACCGACCTGATCGCAGTCCCGACATCATACCGGCGCCTTGAAAACCGCCAACGCCGATTGCGCGCCTCGCGCCCGTTGGAGAGCGAAACAATATCCGTCTGCCGCCCCGGCCCGCCGCTCGTCGTCAGCGACAGACGCAGCGGAAAACGCTGTTCGTGAAAGGCCATGCCTGTCTCCGTTCAATGGATTGTTGAGAAAAATGCCTGGAATCCGTGTCATTCAGGCGCTGGCAAGGAGGGCGCCAATGCGCGCGCCGGGGCCGTGGCCCCGCCGACCTCTCCTTCTCCCACGCTCGCGAGGAGACAACCCGAAGGGCCGCATGCGCGCCAAACTCCTGCGGCCTTCCGCGACCGCCCTCACAGCCCCCGCCGCCCGCGCCCGACCGAGCGCGCCAGCATTGCCGTGATCTGCCCTTCGCTCCTGGCAAAACTCGCCGCATCACTCGCCGTCACCTGAAAATGGATCACCGTGCCGGCGCCAGCCCCCTCGGCGGCCACGCCCAGCGCGCCATCGGCGCCGCGTTTCAGCGGCAGTATGGCCTCCGCGCCGGCCTCGCCCATCAGCCCGGCTCCGCCGGCCAGCGGAAAATAGGTCGGCGATGCGACCACGCCGCCCTCTGCAAAGGGCATCACCGGCCCGGGCACGCCACCCGCTGCATAGGCGGTCAGGCCCGTCCCGAGCGCCGATCCCAGCCCCGAGGTGAGACTGCCGATCAGACTGCCCGCCGCATCACCAAGCAGGCCCTCCAGCGGCTTCAATCCCGCCGACAGCGCAATGTCGGTCAACCTCGACCCGACACTGCGCAACACGTCTTCCAGCCCCTTGCCCCCTGATGTCGCGCCCTTCAGCGCAGACGTCAGCGCCCGGCCGAAACTTGCCGACCGACTTTCCAGATCGTCCAGCACGGCCAGTGCTTGCGAGCCGTCGAGATCGACGGAAAGCGCCAGCATATCGTCATCGGTCATGGAATTTTCCTTTCAAGACGGCACATGGCGCTCGCCCGCACCCCGGTCTTTTCCTCTCGGCCTCAATCCGGAAATCGTCGCATCAAGGCCGCCACGTCACCGCGCGACAGGCCCGCCGGCTGTCCGAACGCGCCTGCCATGGCCGAAAGTTCCGGCAGGCTCAGCCGCCAGAATGCCTCCGGAGAAAGCCGCAGACGGGAGAGGCCGAGCGTCATCGCCGCGTCCCAGGGAAACGGCTGCACCTCCGCCCCGCCTGCGGCCCTCAAGGGGAGGTGGCGCCCTCGCCGCGTCTGTGAAGCTCCGGCCCGGCCGCATCCGCCGCCACGCCAAAGGTCACCGCCAGCAAGTCGCCGACCACGCTGGCCGCACCCGCGACCCCACCGTCGACCGCCATCTCGGCCACATCGGCATCCGACAGCCGGTTGCCCCCGCCGCGCAATCCGCAAGCGAGGATCCGCGTGAGATCGGCACTCCTCAGCCTGCCGCTCGAGAACCGCGCCGCGAGATCGGCCAGGCTGTCTGCCCCGAAGGCCGTCTCCAGTTCGGCAAGCGCACCCAGCGTCAAACACAAGATGCGCCGTTCGCCGTCGATTGTCGCCTCGACCTCGCCGCGATGGCGGTTGGCGCGGTTCACCGTCACCGGCTCGCGCAGATCGTCCGCTCCATAGCCCCGCATCACGACCTCACAGCGCCGCGAAGGAAACGGCACCGGCCGATTCCAGGGCGATCTCGAAAGTCACCTCGCCGTCGTGATTTCCGGCATAATCAAGCGCCGTCACCTGGAAGGGTGCCGTCACCGTGCCGAAATCAGGGATCACCACCTGAAAGGTCAGGATCGATCCGGCAAAGAAGGCCGCCCTCACAAGCGCGTCCGAAGCCGCGTCCTTGAACAGGCCGGAACCGGTCAAGCCGGCCCGCCTGACACCCGCGCCTTCCAGCAGCTCCCGCCAGCGCCCGGCGCTCTCGCTATCGGTCACATCGACCGATTGCGCATTGAATGCCAGCCGCCTGGCCCTCAGGCCCGCGACCGTCACAAACCCCGCCCCATCCTCGACCTTCAGCAACAGATCCTTGCCCTTCTGCGCGCCCATGGCGTTTCTCCTTGATGATGTGTGTGATTGCTTGTCGGGGCGAGGCCCCTGGGGCGGCCCATCTTCCCGCTTGCGGGAGCGCGGAAAATCGAAGGCTCCCGCGGGCCTCGAAGGCCCCTGGTCTCCGATCAGACGGATGCTTCGAGGTCCTCGCCTTGATCACGCGCCCGGCATGAAGGGCGACAATACGCGGCCTGCCCCATCACGGCCCGCCCGACGATTTCGCCCTATCGCCCGCCCCACAACCGGCCTAGAAGAAACAGCCCGCCGACATGCCACCTCTCCTTGAGTCTCGTCATGAACGTCCCCCGCACCACCCTCGTCGCAGCGCTCGCGGTTTCGCAGATCCTCGGCTGGGGCACGACATATGAAATGCCGGCCGTCTTTGGCCGCGCCATGGCCGCCGATCTCGGGCTCGCCAACGAAATGGCCTTTGCCGGCCTCACCGTGATGATGCTGACCATGGCCTTTCTCGGTCCCTGGACCGGCCGGATGATCGCCCGCCACGGAGCATCCCGCGTGCTGGCCATGGGCTCCATCCTCATGGCATCAGGCCTCGTCTTTCTTGCCCTCTCCACCGGCCTTCTCACCTATGCAATCGCCTGGCTGATCCTCGGCGCCGGCGGCTCCTTTGCGCTGACCGTGCCGGCCTTTGCCGCCGTCGTCGAACGCGAAGGGCGCGAGGCGCGCCGCGCCATCGGCATCCTCATGATCTTTACCGGCCTCTCTTCGGCCGTCTGCTGGCCACTCCTGACACTCGCCGGCGAGGCCTTCGGCTGGCGCGGCGCGCTTCTTGGCGCAGCCGGCGCGCAACTCGTCATCGCGCTGCCCGTGCATCTCGGCATCGGCCGGATCGCGATTGCCCGCTCGGAGCAGGACCGCGCCACCGACGCGATGGAGCCGCTGAACCTGAGCCGCCGCATGGCCACCGTCACCTTTCTCCTGATCGCACTCTCGACGTCGCTTGCCAGCCTGATGACCTTCGGCCTGTCGCCGCAGCTCCTGCACATTCTGGAGCTGTCGGGCGCCACCCCGGCGCTGGCGCTGCAACTCGGCTCGCTGCGCGCCGTCTTCGGCATTGCCGCCCGCGCCTTCGATCTCGTGCTCGGCAAGCACTCCTCGCCAATCACCACCGGCCTTGCCGGCACCGCCATGCTCACGGGTTCGACCGTGCTCCTGATCTTCTCCCCGGGCACACCGTCCAGCCTTCTCCTGTTCACCGCGCTTTACGGCTTCGGCTCGGGCGTCGCGACCCTCGCCCGCGCCACGCTGCCGCTCGCCTTCTTCTCCGCAAGCCGTTTTGCCCGTCAGTCGGCACGTCTGTCCCTGCCGCAAAATCTGGCCAACGCCACCGCCCCCGTTCTGATGACAGCCGTCATCGACCGCGCCGGCATCGATACCGGCCTTCTGCTGGCCACCCTCTTCGCCGCAACGGGTTTTGCCGCAATCCTGGCATTGGCGGTGATTGCCAGACGAGGACGCAAGGGTGGCCCGGCGGCGATCAGCCCCTCATCATGAGGTGCGGGCCCGGCCTCCAAGGATCCTGGGCGGCCCCGCCATCTCACTCCAGCACCGCCCGAAAACTCGCCTCCGCGACGAAGAGGCCCGCCTTCACCTCGCGCCGGCTCACCGTGCGCCGATGCCGGACGTTCACCAGCCGGAAGTCCTCCAGTCCCTCCGGCAATCCGTCCGTCACCCGCCGGAACGCCATCACCAGCCCTTCGGCCTCGCGGCGCGAGACGGCGCTCCAGGCCTCGAGCGTCAGCAGGATCTCCTCCCCCTCCGCCTCGCCTGTCGAAAAATCCCGCGCCTCGACCGTGGCGACCGCTAGCGCCGGAAAGCGCTGCTGCCGGACCGTACGGTCGGACAAGCCCTGGGGTCCGAGCGCCGTCATCAGCGCCGCATCCCCCTTCACCGCCTGTTGAAGTCCTGCCAGCAAGGCATTGACCGCATTCGTCATCTGCGCGCTCCCTCTTCCCCGGTCGACCCTGGCTCATCGACCTGCCGAGCCCCATTCACCCATTCGGCCACGCCCAATGACAGCCCGTCCATCCGTCGCGCCAGCCGATCCGCCAGCGCCCGGCGCAGCACTTCGGCAAGCCGCGCACCCGTCGCCTCCAGTGCCGTTTCCTTGCGCGCTCCGCTCATCCCTTCACCTCGCGGCAAAGCGCCCGCTGGAATCGCCCGGTCTCGTCCGGATCACGCACCGCCAGGATCTCGAAGACCCGCGCGCCCTTGCGGAACCGTTGCCCCGGGTTGAGATCCCCGCGCGCCCTCACGGTCACATGATGCGTCACGGTCGCAGCAAGCCCCGGTCCCTTCTCCTCCTCGGCAAATCCGCGCGGCTCGATCAGCGCCCAGACACGGGCGAGTTCGGCGAAAGCCGTCACCGCCCCTCCCTGACCGTCCTCGACCACTTCAGGCCGTTCCAGCACCAGCCGCGCCGTCAGTCGCCCGGCATCGATATCCATCATCGCCATGATCAGAGCCCCCGCCGGCAGAAGGGCGCAATCAACCGGTCATAACCCGGCGGCACCACCGCCGGCTGGGCGTCCGGCGCCACGACGCCCCGGGCTGCAAACATTGCCGCCACATGCAAGAGCATGGCCCGCTTCAGCGTCTCCGGCACGTCCGCGCCGCTCTCGCCGAAGCCGGCCGAAAACTCCAGCTCGATCCCGTTCATGGCCCGGTCCGGCTGCGGAAGGTGCCTCAGCCAAAGCCTTGCCGGTCGCGCCTGCCCGTCAAGCAGATGCCCGTCGAGATCGACGGCCTGCGGCACACCTTCGCCGTCATAGACCGTCACCGACGTCACCGCCTGCACAGGCCCGCGCGGGATCGTCACGATCCCGTCTTCCGGCCAGTCGTCGAGGCAAAGCCGGAACTCGCGCGCCGCCAGCACCAGCCCGGTTTCCCGCTCCAGATGCTCGCGGGCGACGATGGCGAGCGCCAGGAGCAACGCGTCCTCCTCCTCGCCATCGAGCCTGAGATGCGCCCTGATCTCGGCAAGCGTCAGCGGCTCCAGCGCGGGTGGAGTAAGTTCGATGATGGTCATGAGATGTCCTTTGAAACTGGGAAAGGTGGATGCCTGCAGAGAACACAGGCCCCTCATCCGCCCTTCGGGCACCTTCTCCCCGTTAACGGGGAGAAGGAGGCACCGCCGCCAGCCGAACACGCTCTTCTCCCCGCCAGCGGGGAGAAGGTGCCGGCAGGCGGATGAGGGGCAAGCTTCAACTGTGCAAGTTGGTCGTCGCCGCAGCCCCCCACCTCCCCCTCAAGGGGAGGGTAAAACCCTTACGCCGAAAACTTCACCAGCTTGATCGCCTCGAAGTCCTGAATGCCGCCGCCGACGCGTTTCGTCGTGTAGAACAGCACGTAAGGCTTGGCCGAATAGGGATCGCGCAGCACCCGCACGCCCACCCGGTCGACCACCAGATAGCCGGCGCGGAAGTCACCAAAGGCGATGGCCGTCGCATTTGCCGCGATCTCCGGCATATCCTCGGATTCGGCGACCGGAAAGCCCATCAGTGAGGCGGGATCCCCGGCCCGTGCCGGCGGCGCCCAGAGATAGTTGCCGTCTGCGTCCTTCAGCTTGCGCACCGCGCCTTGGCTTCGCCGGCTCATCACGAAGGTGCCGTTCTGGCGGTGTCCTGCCTTCAGCGCATAGACCGTGTTGATCAGCACGTCGGAGGCGCCGCTTGCGGCGAAAGCCCCGGCCGCACCGGTCGGGATGGTGCCGATCTTGCCCCATTCCCAGGCACCATCGTCGACCTTGTCATAGGCGAGGAAACCCTTCGGCTTCAGCACCCCGTCGCCCGAGACGAAGGCCTGGCCTTCCTGTTCGGCAAAGGCGATGTCGACTTCGGCTGCGATCCAGGCCTCGATGTCGACGGCCGCATCATCGAGCAGCGCTTGTGTCGCGGCCGGCATGGCATAGAGTTCCATGGTCGGGAAGGCGAGTTCTAGGAGTTCCGGTGTGCCGGTCTGCGGGCGCGCCACCGTCTCCGCCACCCAGCCGGAGGCAAAGCCCGTCGCCGCAAAGGGCTTCTTCAAAACCGAGCCCGAGACCTGGCGCACCGTTGCCAGCGCCCTGATCGGCGAGATGACGCGCAGCCTGCGGCCAATCTCCTCATCCACCTGCGGCGGCACCAGATAGCCGCCATCGCCGGAAACGCCCGCCGACAGGGCCTTCTGGTCGAGATCGCGCAATGCTGCATCATCGCCGCGGCGCACATAGGCCTCAAACGCTGCCTTGTGTTCGGAAAGCCCGGCCTCGTCCCGGCCGGGGCGGGCGAGCGGCGGGCGGCGCTTCTTCAGCACCAGTTCGTCGATGAGCCGGCTCTGGTCGTCGATCGCCTTGTTGATCCGTTCCACCTTGTCGCGGGTGACGACGTCGCTTGTCAGCTTCTCCTCGATCTCGCCAAGCCGCTCGTCATTGGCCTCCTTGAAGGCCTCGAAGGCCGTCATGAATTCGGCAAAGGCCGATGTCACCGTATCGGGTGCCGCCTTCACCTCCGGTGCCAGCCGTGCCGCCTTGCCGGGTGAGCCCTTGCCACCTGCCAAGGGCCTGCCACCCTGCACGCCGGAGACCCCGTGGCCCCGCTCGCCGGTCTTGCCCTCACCTGCAATCATCGCGTCTTCCATCTCGCTCATCCTTTCGTGAAGTGATTGTTCGCCATCGACCGTGCCGCCCGGCGCATCAGCCGGACGAGCTCGGTTTCCCTGTCGCGGTAGAACCGCTGATGTTTGACATTCGAGACCCTTGCCGTCGGCAGCATGGGGAAGGTCACCACCGAGATCTCCCAGAGATCGGCCTCCAGTATGCGCCGGACACCGGTCTTGCGGTCGCTCCTCGCCTTCACCGCGCGAAAGCCGATCGACAGCCCGTCGAGCGCGCCCGCCTTCATCAGCGCATGCACCTCGCGGGCACGCTCCACGTCGGTTGCGAGCTTGCCCTCGACATAAAGTCCCCGTTCGTCTTCGCGGATGACGGTCCAGCGGCCGATCACCTCAGCCGGATCATGCTGGAAGAGCATGCGCACGCCGCCTGCCCCCCGCGTCTCCAGCGAGGCGGAAAATGCCCCGGGCTCGATCGCGTCGCGGCCAAGATCCACCTCGCCGAACAGGCTCGCATAGCCCGAAAACCGTCCGTCCCCGCCAACGCCCTTGAGCGTCAATCCGGCATAGCGAAACCGCGGCGCCTCTGCCGCTTCCGTCACCTGCATGGCTCGTCTCCTCGTAATGTTGATTGTTTGTCGGCGCTGGCGGGAAGGCGGAGAGGTGGCAGCGGACTTTGTGCGCAGGGGCTTCCTCAGGGTGAGGCGGCAAACGCATCAACCGCCCACCTTGTCCCCTGCCCGCCCGGTCAGCCGTACCAGCAGACCGAGCCCCCACCAGGCCGTGAACGAGGCCAGCGTGGCACCGGCCAGCATGGTCTCCGACGGCGACAACCGCCCCTCGAGACCGAGCCGCGCCGCGCCCCAGATCCCCGCCGGCCCGCCGAAGATCAGCCCGCAGGCGACCCCGGTCAGGAAGCGCACGGCCGCCTCGCGGCGATGTTTGGGAAGCAGGTAGACCAGCGAAATCGCGGAGCCCGCGACGGCACCGATCAGACGCGCGGAAGTCACGCCGCCGTCATGGCCGAGATCAGTCATTTGTTCATCTTTCGCAGTTAGCTTTTGATGCGGCGCCGGCCGGAACGATCCCGCCCACAAGGCTGCGGCCGGCGCCTCCTCTCCAATCAGAACAGCTGATCGCTCTGGCTCCGATCCACGATTGTCGAATCCGTTGAATCCCTTGGCGGCCGACGTTCAGACGGTGATTCCGCCTCTTCAACCAGTGCTTCAAGTGCGGCCGGCCCCGCCAGTCATGCGGTCGATTCCACCGGCATCTGTCCGCCATGAGCCGTTTGCAGACGCCCGTCGATCATGGGCTTGCATGAACGCCCGGGCGCGCATTTGCCACAAAACGACAATCGTTTCGTCACACGGCCTTCACCGAGCCGGGCCATCTATCGCCTGGGTAAAACACATCGGGGGATGGTCATGGTTT